TTACGCCTTCTTTATATCCTCCATAATTCCAGAGTGGGACATATTTGGGACATTATCACCAAAAATGTCGTCTATTTTCCTCGCATGCTCTGTCAAATGATTAGGCGCAAGGTGAGCATACCTACGAACCATTTCTATGGACTCCCATCCGCCCATTTCCTGAAGCACTGATAATGGGACGCCTGACTGAATCAGCCAGCTTGCCCAGGTGTGTCTGAGGTCATGGAAACGGAAATCTTCAATTCCTGCACGACGACAAGCTGATAGCCATGCTGTCTTGCTGTCGATGCGCATCTTCCTGACCGCAGGCGTTGATGTTCCATCTGCTCGCTTAGCCGCCTTGGTATGTACAAACACCCATTTGTGATGCTTGCCTATTTGATCACGCAACACTTTACAGGCGGTATCGTTCAGCGCCACACCAATGGCGCGGTTTGATTTGCTCTCTTCTGGATTCACCCAGGCAACTCGTCGCTGCATGTCGATTTGTTGCCATTCCAGATTTATGATGTTCGACTTTCTCAGACCAGTTGCCAGCGCAAACTTGACGACAGATTTCAGTGGTTCGGGGCACTCATCAATAAGGCGTTTTGCTTCCTCCTTTTCCAGCCATCTGACTCGCTTGTTTCTGACCGCTGGTATCTTGATGACAGGCGCTTTTTCCAGCCACTTCCAGTCGCGTTCTGCAGCACGGAGAATGGCCTTTATCATGGCAAGATGCTTTGCCTTTGTCTGAGTTGATACTGGCTTTGGTTCATAAACAGGCGGTTCTTTACCTTTCCTGATGGCGGCCTGAACTTTCTGTTTCCATATTTCTTTCGTCTTTCTGTTATGCATTCTGCTTACAGCAGAGTAAATCTTTGCCTCCGAGATATCTTTAAGCCTTATACCCTCAAAATGTTCAAGCCAGAACTCAATCCGGCTTTTATCTGAATCGAGAGATTTTTTATCAGCTTTTTCCTCAAGCCATCTTAGGCAGGCCTCTTCAAAAGTGACATCAGGTAAATCCCCTAGCTTTTCTACTCGCCAGAGTTCTGCTTTTCGCTTGTCGTGCAACTCCTGAGCTTGCCGCTTGTCCTTTGTGCCAAGAGATTCCTTAATTCGTTTCCCGCCCGGGAGCGAATACGAGGCATACCATATTTCATTTCTGCGGAAGAGTGACATTTTCTTTCCTCTGTTATGCCATCACCCGCGCTCACCTGGACAGTATGCAGCGGAGACTGAAGCGCCGCAATGCAGGCTTGCCGTGTTGTGAGGTAAGGAGATTTTGGCTTGGTTGGATCTTTACGTGTTGCCTGTAGGCGGCCTGTTCGTATCCAGTTGGTGGCGGTTGGTCTGGATATCTTAAGAAACTGACAGGCCTCATCGAGTGTGAGGCTGTATGATTCCATGGTTACCTCTGCTTTTTGAACGCATGTCACGTAACTTCTTAATGTGTTCTGCCGTTTCGATCTCTTCTGCTATCCGATCTGCATCAGCTTTATTCACAGGTTCAAAGTCATGATTAAAGCGGAACATGCTGGCGATACATGTTCTGCCTTTTCGGATGTAGTGAACTTTGTTGTGGGTAGAACGCAGGATTTTGCAGGGAGTGCCGTGGTGGTCGACGTACCAGGTGTTAGGAAAAATGATTCTGAACATTTTTACACCTCAGTTGGACGATGTTGAAATTTGCTGCTTTGAGGCCATCACAGTCCCCATTGTTTGTTCTTAAGTTCGATCTCCTCCTGGCAACTCGCACAAGTCCGACAACCCTGAACAGCCAGGCGTCTTCGCTCATCTATCGGATCGCCACACTCACAACAATGAGTTGCGGATACAGTCTGGTAGTTCAGACGACGCATTTTTATTGCTGTATTGCGCTGTAATTCTTCGATTTCTGATGCTGAATCAATGATGTCTGCCATCTTTCATTAATCCCTGAATTGTTGGTTAATACGCTTGAGGGTAAATGCGAATAATAAAAAAGGAGCCTGTAGCTCCCTGATGATTTTGCTTTTCATGTTCACCGTTCCTTAAAGACGCCGTTCAACATGCCGATCGCCAGGCTTAAATGAGTCGGTGTGAATCCCATCAGCGTTACCGTTTCGCGGTGCTTCTTTAGTACGCTACGGCAAATGTCATCGACGTTTTTATCCGGAAAATGCTGTCTGGCTTTTTTGATTTCAGAATTAGCCTGACGGGCAATGCTGCGAAGGGCGTTTTCTTGCTGAGGTGTCATTGAACAAGCCCCATGTCGGCAAGCATAAGCACACAGAATATGAAGCCCGCTGCCAGAAAAATGCATTCAGTGGTTGTCATACCTGGTCTCTCTCATCTGCTTCTGCTTTCGCCACCATCATTTCCAGCTTTTGTGAAAGGGATGCGGCTAACGTGTGAAATTCTTCGTCTGTTTCTACTGGTATTGGCACAAACCTGACTCCAATTTGAGCGAGGCTATGTGCCATCTCGATACTCGTTCTTAACTCAACGGGAGATGCTTTGTGCATACAGCCCCCCCCGTTTATTATTTATCTCCTCAGCCAGCCGCTGTGCTTTCAGGGGATTTCGGATTACAGAAAGGCCGGGAAATACCCAGCCTCGCTTTGTAACGGAGTAGACGAAAGTGATTGCGCCTACCCGGATATTATCGTGAGGATGCGTCATCGCCATTGCTCCCCAAATACAAAACCAATTTCAGCCAGTGCCTCGTCCATTTTTTCGATGAACTCCGGCACCATCTCGTCAAAACTCGCCATGTACTTTTCATTCCGCTCAATCACGACATAATGCAGGCCTTCACGCTTCATGCGCGGGTCATAGTTGGCAAAGTACCAGGCATCTTTTCGCGTCACCCACATGCTGTACTGCACCTGGGCCATGTAAGCCGATTTTATTGCCTCGAAACCACCGAGCCGGAATTTCATGAAATCCCGGGAGGTAAACGGGCATTTCAGTTCAAGGCCGTTGCCGTCACTGCATAAACCATCGGGAGAGCAGGCGGTGCGCATACTTTCGTCGCGATAGATGATCGGGGATTCAGTAATATTCACGCCGGAAGTGAATTCAAACAGGGTTCTGGCGTCGTTCTCGTACTGTTTTCCCCAGGCCAGCGCCTTAGCATTAACTTCCGGAGCCACACCGGTGCAAACCTCAGCCAGCAGGGTGTGGAAGTAGGACATTTTCATGTCAGGCCACTTCTTTCCTGAGCGGGGCTTTGCTATCACGTTGTGAACTTCTGAAGCGGTGATGACGCCGAGCCGTAATTTGTGCCATGCATCATCCCCCTGTTCGACAGCTCTCACGTCGATCCCGGTACGCTGCAGGATAATGTCCGGTGTCATGCTGCCACCTTCTGCTCAGTGGCTTTCTGTTTCAGGAATCCAAGAGCTTTCACTGCTTCGGCCTGTGTCAGTTCTGACGATGCGCGAATGTCGCGGCGAAATATCTGGGAACAGAGCGGCAATAAGTCGTCATCCCATGTTTTATCCAGGGCGATCAGCAGAGTGTTAATCTCCTGCATGGTTTCATCGTTAACCGGAGTGATGTCGCGTTCTGGCTGACGTTCTGCAGTGTATGCAGTATTTTCGACAATGCGCTCGGCTTCATCCTTGTCATAGATACCAGCAAATCCGAAGGCCAGACGGGCACACTGAATCATGGCTTTATGCCGTAACATCCGTTTGGGATGCGACTGCCACGGCCCCGTGATTTCTCTGCCTTCGCGAGTTTTGAATGGTTCGCGGCGGCATTCATCCATCCATTCGGTAACGCAGATCGGATGATTACGGTCCTTGCGGTAAATCCGGCATGTACAGGATTCATTGTCCTGCTCAAAGTCCATGCCATCAAACTGCTGGTTTTCATTGATGATGCGGGACCAGCCATCAACGCCCACCACCGGAACGATGCCGTTCTGCTTATCAGGGAAGGCGTAAATTTCTTTCGTCCACGGATTAAGGCCGTACTGGTTGGCGACGATCAACAATGCGATGAACTGCGCATCGCTGGCATCACCTTTAAATGCCGTCTGGCGAAGAGTGGTGATCAGTTCCTGTGGGTCGACAGAATCCATGCCGACACGTTCAGCCAGCTTCCCTGCCAGCGTTGCGAGTGCTGTACTCATCCGTTTTATACCTCTGAATCAATATCAACCTGGTGGTGAGCAATGGTTTCAACCATGTACCGGATGTGTTCTGCCATGCGCTCCTGAAACTCAACATCGTCATCAAACGCACGGGTAATGGCTTTTTTGCTGGCCCCGTGGCGTTGCAAATGATCGATGCATAGCGATTCAAACAGGTGCTGGGGCAGGCCTTTTTCCATGTCGTCTGCCAGTTCTGCCTCTTTCTCTTCACGGGCGATCTGCTGGTAGTGACGCGCCCAGCTCTGAGCCTCAAGACGATCCTGAATGTAATAAGCGTTCATGGCTGAACTCCTGAAATAGCTGTGAAAATATCGTCCGCGAAATGCCGGGCTGATTAGGAAAACAGGGAAGGGGGGTAGTGAATGCTTTTGCTTGATCTCAGTTTCAGTATTAATATCCATTTTTTATAAGCGTCGACGGCCTCACGAAACATCTTTTCATCGCCAATAAAAGTGGCGATAGTGAATTTAGTCTGGATAGCCATAAGTGTTTGATCCATTTTTTGGGACTCCTGGCTGATTAAGTATGTCGATAAGGCGTTTCCATCCGTCACGTAATTTACGGGTGATTCGTTCAAGTAAAGATTCGGAAGGGCAGCCAGCAACAGGCCACCCTGCAATGGCATATTGCATGGTGTGCTCCTTATTTATACATAACGAAAAACGCCTCGAGTGAAGCGTTATTGGTATGCGGTAACGCCGCGCTCAGGCGGCTTTGATAGTCATATCATCTGAATCAAATATTCCTGATGTATCGATATCGGTAATTCTTATTCCTTCGCTACCATCCATTGGAGGCCATCCTTCCTGACCATTTCCATCATTCCAGTCGAACTCACACACAACACCATATGCATTTAAGTCGCTTGAAATTGCTATAAGCAGAGCATGTTGCGCCAGCATGATTAATACAGCATTTAATACAGAGCCGTGTTTATTGAGTCGGTATTCAGAGTCTGACCAGAAATTATTAATCTGGTGAAGTTTTTCCTCTGTCATTACGTCATGGTCGATTTCAATTTCTATTGATGCTTTCCAGTCGTAATCAATGATGTATTTTTTGATGTTTGACATCTGTTCATATCCTCACAGATAAAAAATCGCCCTCACATTGGAGGGCAAAGAAGATTTCCAATAATCAGAACAAGTCGGCTCCTGTTTAGTTACGAGCGACATTGCTCCGTGTATTCACTCGTTGGAATGAATACACAGTGCTTCTCTGTGCTAAATAATTAAATCATATTCTGATTTGGTTAGTTTATAAGTACCTCCTCTGGTGTAATATGCAAATCTGTCTTTGCTTCCATCAGAATTGTATACCCATCCACCAAATGGAAAGATAGTGTCTATTTCTCCAATATCTTTTTCACAACTAAATGTCTTTCCATTTTTAGTTGAATATGCCTTTCCAACTGTCAACATCTTCGCCTCTGTTGTTTATGCCAAAAATGAAGGCCACCATCAGGCAGCCTTGTTGTTCTGTTTACCAAGTTCTCTGGCAATCATTGCCGTCGTTCGTATTGCCCATTTATCGACATATTTCCCATCTTCCATTACAGGAAACATTTCTTCAGGCTTAACCATGCATTTCGATTGCAGCTTGCATCCATTGCATCGCTTGAATTGTCCACACCATTGATTTTTATCAATAGTCGTAGTCATACGGATAGTCCTGGTATTGTTCCATCACATCCTGAGGATGCTCTTCGAACTCTTCAAATTCTTCTTCCATATATCACCTTAAATAGTGGATTGCGGTAGTAAAGATTGTGCCTGTCTTTTAACCACATCAGGCTCGCTGGTTCTCGTGTACCCCTACAGCGAGAAATCGGATAAACTCTATTCACCCCTACAGAGAGCAAAAGAGAAACGCCGATGAACAACTCATGGTGGCAGGAACTAATGCATTTTTTCCTGCAAGGAATGACACTTAAACAGTTGATTCATATGCTAATCATCCTGATCATATTGATTATTGTTATGCCGGTAAGCGTAAAAGAATGGATAAACCTGCATAATCCAGAAATCCTTCCTCATTACTGGATGTATTACATCCTGTTGTTTTGCGTTAGCTATGTGCTTAACGGCGTTGTTAATTCCGCTTATCACGCTGTGACTGAAAGAATTGAGGTATCCGCTGCTCAGAAGCGCAAATCTAAAGAAGAAAAATATGTGCAAGATTTGTTTGATTCGTTAACTCTTGGAGAAAGAGCGTATTTGGCATTCGCTGTAGCCGCTAATAACCAGCTACAAACGGAAAAGGGAGTTCATGAATCAATTTCATTGCTCAAAAAAGGACTCCTCGTTCGAAGGCCTCCTGCTGTTGGATATCCTGATACCGACCGTTTTGTTATTCCTGAAAGCTATAGACATGAGTGCTACATTCGGTTTGCCGGGAAGGCAGACAGCCTTATGGATGAACTTATCGCTCAGGATAAGCATGGCAAAAACAAGTAATTAGCAAATGAATTTATCATCTCGCCGTCAGTTGTTTTGATTTCCGGTAGCCTGCCGCGTAAAGAGCTACGTTCGGAAGACAAGTTGAACCTTCATATTTTCTGGTCAACGTTGTCAGAGTTATCACTTCTGCTCTCATTGCTGGTTTGCGCTTGCATTGCAAGACCACTCGTGAAGGGGTTGGCCTGTGTAGCTTGTCGGAGCTGATCGCCTCCTGACTTTGCAGATTTGCGCGACGAGCTCTACGGCGAGAAGCTGCGGTGCCTTTAAATTCTGTTTTTCTGGACATGGATTCCTCCCGAATAAACTTTGGCGATGCAATCTCGAAGCTCCTCCTGAGACGGTTGCTTCGGCATTGCATCCCACAGCTTATGTGGTTGGGTGATCTGGCTTTTCAGCCACGTAGTCGAGAGTCGACGTTGTTTAAAGAGCCTGCCAGTCTGTTCCATTTGGCTTCCAGCGTCCTGCTGACGGTTAAATAGTACGATATGTACTTTACAAGATCAATACAATTTGTTGTAAGTTGGCGTGGTTTTTTATAACGCTTTGTATTTAATAGTGTTGTTTTTTAGCGTGGATGTATTGCCTCGGCGATGTAAGGAGAGATCAGAATTGCGTGGTTTAGTGGGTTGTATCTATTTATTTTTCAATAAATACAATTGGTTATGTGTTTTTAGGTGGGGCGATCGTGAGGCAAAGAAAACCCGGCGCTGAGGCCGGGTTATTGTTGCTTGAGTTTTTCGTTATAAATCTGTTTCAGCTTTATTGGTATGAAAAAAGAGCATCCAAATGAAATTATGCTTAGCCAGCATATAATAAACTCAAGTGCCAGACTCAGGTTGGTCACAGGCGGCTTGCTTGCTAAGATTTTACTGGTGTCTCCTGGTGGCAGCAGCATGTAGTAGAAGAATATTAAGCACAAGACTGTAAGATAGAGGTAAAAAAGCATCATGTAACGAGAAAACCGAATTTCGAATTTCCTCTTAGTTGCATACTTTTCTGATCTTGATTTACCTTCTGTAAACGATGCTACGTCTCCACTTGTGGTTATAACAAGTAACAGAAACCCTGTTAATATTGAAAATATATTTGCCACAAGTCCAAGCAACTCTTTGTTATATCTAACCTTATCATGTAAATAATAAGTTAATACAAGAGAAAGGCAGATAAAAAAGATTATGGAAAAAATATAACTCCAATCTTTACCTCTCATTCACACCTCCCCCTTTGGTTATACGTACGACCCTCCATTATAGTATGAAATCCTTGAAGTGCTCAAGAATTTCCTTAGCGTGTTCCGCTTTTATGGTGGTAGAGCCATACTTTCTTGTGTAATAATCTTTTTTTGTTTTGATTTCAGAGCTTTTGATCGCTTGGCCTTTTGATGTTGTGATGAAGAACTCTTCCGATAATTCATCAATGATCAGGCTTGGATTTTTGTTCGCAATATTTAAGAGTTTTGGGTTATGTCTCTTGTCAAGAGTCAGAAGCCCATAGAAAGAGTTGTCATCATCTTGCTCTTTCTCAAATAATCTTGACAAAGCTTCTTTAGCTTTTCCAGTGATACCTAATGATGTTGCTTTTGCCTCTTCTAGATCTTCTTTTGTTGTTTCAATACTTAGGCTGATGGAGCGTATTCCATCTTTTATTATCTTGCCAAGTGCATCTTTGTTGAGTTTCTCAGAAATATTCACATTGATATTCATGAGGCTAAATATTTTTTTTAACTTAGATAAAGGATGAGTTCCTGATAGTTGAAAAATTGTTAGAATATTGCTTTCTGTTGCAAGCAAGAATATATGGCATTTATCATAATTATCTACATCCTGCAAATCGTTATGGTCTCCATCTTTTGGAGTTACCGGGACCAAAGCTTTGGGCTCATAGAGTGTTATCCCAGCAAAGATTTGGTCATCGTTAACTATTAGACTTTTTATCCTTGCCCGAGTGTCGTTAGAGTACTCAAAGTCATAGTTTTGTTTGAAATTTTCGCATGTCTTCAAGACATCTACAAATGAGCATCCGTCATTACAATCTACTTCAAATAGCGAAGTTTGTACTTTTTTGGGGAAATCTTTATTTTTTTCTTCCGAAAAATTCATTGGCAATCCTTATTTTTTAATAAATGATTTTCAGTAAATTAATCAGTAAGTTGTTTAGCATAGGGTATGTGCGCTTTTGATAAATTACATGCAGTCACATCACCCAAACGTCTCTTCAGGCCACTGACTAGCGATAACTTTCCCCACAACGGAACAACTCTCATTGCATGGGATCATTGGGTATTGTGGGTTTAGTGGCTGTAGAAACACCTGACCGCTATCCCTGATCAGTTTCTTGAAGGTAAACTCATCACCACCAAGTCTGGCTATACAGAAATCGCCTGGCTCAACAGCCTGCTCAGGGTCAACCAGAATTAACATCCCGTCAGGAAAGCTGGGCTTGGAACCTGTTGGTGCGGTCATTGAGTTACCTTCAACCTCAAGCCAGAATGCAGAGTCACTGGCTTTTTTGGTTGTGCTTACCAATCTCTCCGCATCGCCTTTGGTAAAGGTTCTGAGTTCTGGAGAGAACATCCCAGCCTGAACATGAGAAAAAACAGGGTACTCATATTGTTTTTTAACTGGGGCCGATGAGTATTCGCCAACAGGTGAAAATGTCCCGTCGTGGTTGAATGATATGTTATCAATACCAAGGTATTTAAACACCACTCCAATATCACTAAGAGATGGATGACGAGATCCGCGCAACCAGTGTCCAATCCCACCCTGCGTCATACCTAGCTCTTCGGCTAACTTCTCTTGAGTTATGCCGAGCTCTTTCATTCTGGATCTAGCCAGTTCATACCATTTCATTTTCATGTTCTTATTATTACGCTTTGTACTGGAACCATCCATGCACAATGTGTATTTTTACTTGTATTCTTAAAGTACATATTGTATTTTTTATTCGTGTTTACTATGGAGGGCATATGAGCAACCTACGAAAATATCGAGAGTCACTGAATATCTCTCAAACAACACTTGCTAAGGCAGTTGGATGCACACAGGGAGCTATCGGACATTGGGAATCTGGTCGTCGCTTCCCAGACCTTAAAACATGCCGTGCTCTTGTTGCGTGCCTAAACAAGTTAGGCGCAAAAGTCAGTCTTGATGACGTGTTCCCGCCGGAACACAAAGCCGCTTAATAAGCGGATCCGCTCTTTGTAACAACGGACATTCGTCCTACGTCGCTGAAAAGCGAGTTCCAAGATATCTGACCAACTAAGGCCATATGCGTTTCCACGCATACCTTTCAACTAACTATTCACTATTGGAAATCTTAAGAAATGGAAAGAACAAGTTACAGCAAACTATCACAGCGTGAAGTTGATCGCGCAGAAACAGATTTACTTATCAATCTGTCAGCTATTACCCAGCGCGGTCTGGCAAAGATGATTGGCTGTCATGAATCGAAGATAAGCAGAACGGATTGGAGATTTATTGCTTCGGTCTTGTGTGCTTTCGGAATGGCATCAGACATCAGTCCGATTAGCAGGGCTTTTAAGTATGCGCTTGATGGACTCACCAATAAAAAACGCCCGGCGGCAACCGAGCGTTCTGAACAAATCCAGATGGAATTCTGAGGTCATTACTGGATCAATCCACAGGAGTCATTATGACAAATACAGCAAAAATACTCAACTTCTGCAGAGGTAACTTTGCCAAACAGGAGCGTAATGTGGCAGATCTCGATGATGGTTACGCCAGACTATCAAATATGCTGCTTGAGGCTTATTCAGGCGCAGATCTGACCAAGCGACAGTTTAAAGTGCTGCTTGCCATTCTGCGTAAAACCTATGGGTGGAATAAACCAATGGACAGAATCACCGATTCTCAACTTAGCGAGATTACAAAGTTACCCGTCAAACGGTGCAATGAAGCCAAGTTAGAACTCGTCAGAATGAATATTATCAAGCAGCAAGGCGGCATGTTTGGACCAAACAAAAACATCTCAGAATGGTGCATCCCTCAAAACGAGGGAAAATCCCCTAAAACGAGGGATAAAACATCCCTCAAATTGGGGGATTGCTATCCCTCAAAACAGGGGGACACAAAAGACACTATTACAAAAGAAAAAAGAAAAGATTATTCGTCAGAGAATTCTGGCGAATCCTCTGACCAGCCAGAAAACGACCTTTCTGTGGTGAAACCGGATGCTGCAATTCAGAGCGGCAGCAAGTGGGGGACAGCAGAAGACCTGACCGCCGCAGAGTGGATGTTTGACATGGTGAAGACCATCGCGCCATCAGCCAGAAAACCGAATTTTGCAGGGTGGGCTAACGATATCCGCCTGATGCGTGAACGTGACGGACGTAACCACCGCGACATGTGCGTGCTGTTCCGCTGGGCATGCCAGGACAACTTCTGGTCCGGTAACGTGCTTAGCCCGGCCAAACTCCGCGACAAGTGGACCCAGCTCGAAATCAACCGTAACAAGCAACAGGCAGTCGTGACAGCCAGCAAACCAAAACTCGACCTGACAAACACAGACTGGATTTACGGGGTGGATCTATGAAAAACATCGCCGCACAGATGGTTAACTTTGACCGTGAGCAGATGCGTAGGATCGCCAACAACATGCCGGAACAGTACGACGAAAAGCCGCAGGTACAGCAGGTAGCGCAGATCATCAACGGTGTGTTCAGCCAGTTACTGGCAACTTTCCCGGCGAGTCTGGCTAACCGTGACCAGAACGAACTGAACGAAATCCGCCGCCAGTGGGTTCTGGCTTTCCGGGAAAACGGGATCACCACAATGGAACAGGTTAACGCAGGAATGCGCGTAGCCCGTCGGCAGAATCGACCATTTCTGCCATCACCCGGGCAGTTTGTTGCATGGTGCCGGGAAGAAGCATCCGTTATCGCCGGACTGCCAAACGTCAGCGAGCTGGTTGATATGGTTTACGAGTATTGCCGGAAGCGAGGCCTGTATCCGGATGCGGAGTCTTATCCGTGGAAATCAAACGCGCACTACTGGCTGGTTACCAACCTGTATCAGAACATGCGGGCCAATGCGCTTACTGATGCGGAATTACGCCGTAAGGCCGCAGATGAGCTTGTCCATATGACTGCGAGAATTAACCGTGGTGAGGCGATCCCTGAACCAGTAAAACAACTTCCTGTCATGGGCGGTAGACCTCTAAATCGTGCACAGGCTCTGGCGAAGATCGCAGAACTCAAAGCTAAGTTCGGACTGAAAGGAGCAAGTGTATGACGGGCAAAGAGGCAATTATTCATTACCTGGGGACGCATAATAGCTTCTGTGCGCCGGACGTTGCCGCGCTAACAGGCGCAACAGTAACCAGCATAAATCAGGCCGCGGCTAAAATGGCACGGGCAGGTCTTCTGGTTATCGAAGGTAAGGTCTGGCGAACGGTGTATTACCGGTTTGCTACCAGGGAAGAACGGGAAGGAAAGATGAGCACGAACCTAATTTTTAAGGAGTGTCGCCAGAGTGCCGCGATGAAACGGGTATTGGCGGTATATGGAGTTAAAAGATGACCATCTACATCACTGAGCTAATAACAGGCCTGCTGGTAATTGCAGGCCTTTTTATTTGGGGGAGAGGGAAGTCATGAAAAAACTAACCTTTGAAATTCGATCTCCAGCACATCAGCAAAACGCTATTCACGCGGTACAGCAAATTCTTCCAGACCCAACCAAACCAATCGTAGTAACCATTCAGGAACGCAACCGCAGCTTAGACCAGAATCGAAAGCTTTGGGCTTGCCTTGGTGACGTCTCTCGTCAGGTTGAATGGCATGGTCGCTGGCTGGATGCAGAAAGCTGGAAGTGTGTGTTTACCGCAGCATTAAAGCAGCAGGATGTTGTTCCTAACCTTGCCGGGAATGGCTTTGTGGTAATAGGCCAGTCAACCAGCAGGATGCGTGTAAGCGAATTTGCGGAGCTATTAGAGCTTATACAGGCATTCGGTACAGAGCGTGGCGTTAAGTGGTCAGACGAAGCGCGACTGGCTCTCGAATGGAAAGCGCGATGGGGAGATCGGGCTGCATGACTATCAAATCAAATACGCCAGCACACGACAAGGACTGCTGGCAAACGCCGCTTTGGCTTTTTGATGCACTGGATATTGAGTTTGGATTCTGGCTGGATTCGGCAGCGAGCGACAAAAATGCTCTGTGCGCTCACTGGCTAACTGAGGACGACGACGCGCTCAATTCTGAGTGGGTAAGCCACGGTGCAATCTGGAATAACCCACCGTACAGCAATATCAGGCCGTGGGTGGAAAAAGCCGCTGAGCAGTGTATACAACAGCGACAGACGGTAGTGATGCTTGTGCCAGAGGATATGTCTGTCGGATGGTTCAGCAAGGCTCTGGAGAGTGTTGACGAAGTTCGTATTATCACTGATGGACGGATTAATTTTATCGAACCATCGACAGGGCTGGAGAAGAATGGAAACAGCAAAGGCTCCATGCTGCTGATTTGGCGACCGTTCATCAGTCCTCGACGGATGTTTACTACCGTATCCAAAGCGGCATTGATGGCGATCGGGCAGGGCGTCAGGAGGGCTGCATGAGACGACAGCGACGAAGCATCACCGACATAATCTGCGAAAACTGCAAATACCTTCCAACGAAATGCTCCAGAAATAAACGCAAGCTAATCCCAAAAGAATCTGACGTAAAAACCTTCAATTACACAGCCCACCTGTGGGATATCCGGTGGCTAAGATATCGTGCGAGGAAATGACAATGGATTATTCACAGTTAAGTGATTTTGAAATTAACAGAATGGTAGGAGACATAATTTTTAAAGGCCTTTGGGCAAGTAAACCGGAAACATCAGGGAATAACACCAACAAATGGTATTACGGAAATGCTGATACAACTTTTGAGCCATTAAATCATTTGCCTGACTACTGCAATGATCCGAGCGCTTCATGGCCGATTATTGAGAAATACAGGATTTCTATCTTAGACCAGTTAACTGAATGGTGTGTGGATGCAAAAGGCGTAAGCCCAATATTTGATACCAGACCTCTCCGCGCCGCCATGATTGTCTTTCTCCTGATGCAGGAGGCCAATAATGCTTAGCCCATCTCAATCCCTTCAATACCTGAAAGAAAGCATAGAGCGGGCTTCAATGTGCACAGAGTGGATTCTATCTAGGTTTAGCGCATACAGAAGATTGCCGGTAAAGGGCATGCCAAGCAAGTCGATGCTGCATATGCAAAAGAATGCGCGCTGGAAGGTATGGCGAGAACACAGGTTATGTGGCTAAAAGAGGGGGTTATTAAGGCGTGAATACCTACAGCATCACATTACCCTGGCCTCCGAGCAATAATCGCTATTACCGCCATAATCGCGGGCGCACGCACGTCAGCGCAGAGGGGCAGGCATACCGCGATAACGTCGCCCGAATCATTAAAAACGCAATGCTGGATATCGGCCTGGCTATGCCTGTGAAAATCCGCATTGAGTGCCACATGCCGGATCGCCGTCGCCGTGACCTGGATAATCTGCAAAAAGCCGCTTTTGACGCACTCACTAAAGCAGGTTTCTGGCTGGATGATGCTCAGGTCGTTGATTACCGCGTTGTGAAGATGCCTGTTACCAAAGGTGGGAGGCTGGAACTGACCATCACCGAAATGGGGAATGAATGATGTTTGAGTTTAATATGGCAGAACTTCTTCGCCACCGCTGGGGGCGTCTGCGCTTATATCGTTTCCCCGGTTCTGTTTTGACCGATTACCGAATACTGAAGAATTACGCCAAAACCCTGACAGGAACAGGAGTATGAAGTCAGAGATAACAATCAACTAATACTGTTTTGTTGATTTTTGCTTGTAATTGGCGTTCTGGTCTGATTTTTGTGGAGTAAGTTGATGCGTGATATTCAGATGGTTCTTGAGCGTTGGGGTGCGTGGGCGGCTAATAATCATGAAGATGTGACCTGGTCGTCCATTGCCGCCGGTTTTAAGGGATTAATTCCTTCAAAAGTAAAATCTCGCCCGCAATGTTGTGACGATGACGCGATGATCATTTGCGGGTGCATGGCCCGTCTGAAAAAGAACAACAGCGATTTACACGATTTATTAGTAGATTATTATGTATGTGGTATGACATTCATGTCACTGGCAAGTAAGCATTGCTGCTCGGATGGTTATATCGGGAAAAGGTTACAGAAGGCTGAGGGCATAATTGAAGGGATGTTAATGGCATTAGATATCCGGTTAGATATGGATATCGTTGCTAATAATTCTAATTGATATGCAATTGTTTACTAAAAGTTATTAAAAATGGGGCGTGGAAACGCCCCCAAAATAAAGGGTAATATATAACAGAAGGTTTATATAGTAAGAAGCAAGGTAGTGCTTCTAAAGGAAGTGGCTTGAGGGCTCCACTTATATGTTGCGGAGGCAAAGCCTCCCGCAACATATCTTTTTCGTAAGTCAGATTAGAACTGATAAACCAGACCTACAGCGACGATGTCGTCGGTATCAATACCAGCTGTTTTGGTAAACTTACTATCGTCAATTAAGTTGATTTTGTAATCAACAAAAGTAGACATGTTTTTATTAAAGTAGTAAGTAGCACCGACATCGACATACTTGACTAAGTCTCGGTCACCATGAACACCAAGGTCTTTACCTTTTGACTGAAGGTAAGCAACAGATGGGCGCAGACCGAAGTCAAACTGATATTGTGCTACTGCTTCAAAGTTTTGTGCTTTGTTTGCAATATGGTTATTACCAAAAACGGTCATATTCTGAGTTTCAGAATATGTGGTAGCCAGATAGATATTGTTCGCATCATATTTCAGGCCTGCAGCCCATACTTCCGCATTTTTGCCGGAGGCATTGAATTTGCTCTTACCATAGGCGACCTGACCGTCAGTGCGATCTGATTTAGCATAGGTTGCACCCACGCCGAATCCTTCATACTCATAAGTAGTGGAGAAACCGAAACCATCACCATTGGCTTCAGTTACGTCAGTGCGGTCATTTTTACCCTGATACTGAGCAGCAAAGTTCAGGCCATCGACCAGACCAAAGAAGTCGTTGTTACGATAAGTTGCAACACCAGTAGTGCGACCAGTCATGAACACATCTGTTTGGGTCCAGGTATCACCACCGAATTCTGGCAGAACGTCAGTCCACGCACCGATGTCGTATGCTACACCGTAGTTACGGCCGTAATCGATGGAGCCGTAATCACCAAATTTCAGGCCTGCAAATGCAAGACGGGTTTTGTCTTTGGAAGAACCTTGAGATTCAGCACGGTTGCCTTTGAATTCATATTCCCACTGACCGAAACCAGTCAGTTGATCGTTGATTTGGGTTTCACCTTTGAAGCCAAGACGGGCATAAGTAGTATCACCATCATCTGCATCATTAGAGGAGAAGTAGTGCTTGGCATTAACTTTCCCGTATAGATCCAGCTTGTTACTGTCTTTATTATAAATTTCAGCTGCCTGAGCAGACATCGCCATCAGTACTGATGCAGCTACAGCAGAAATTGCCACTGTTAATTTTTTCATTGTACGCCCTTTTTTTGAACTATTATTAAAAAATGATGTCACTGCGCGATAAATATTCATCTAATCAATGTGATTATTTCAAGATGTAAGTTTTAGTTTCTCATTTAATTTGTGAAGTAGATCTCTATTTTTATCTGAACCTTTTCTATCTAATCCTATTCATGGCTCTTGTCTGAACAAAAATAAATCTATTAGCTAATTTATATTAATGGCACTTATTTATAAGTGCTCTATAATTCTTTAGCTTAATTTAAACAAACTAAAAATAACATCGGAAATTATTAACTGATTATTTGTTGAAGTTTTCTTATGTATTTGTGGTGGTGTTTTGAACACTCGGTGGCATTCTCACAAATATCATTTAGTAGTTTACGTACGTAAAAAATTGGTTATGCTGTTAAGAGTGGTTACTTCGTCACACAGCTTAAACCCGCCGTCGAGCGGGTTTTTCCATTTTTTGAGTCTCGATATTAGCTGATAACCCAATACCTGAGTTATTCACTGACTCCGAATCTGTTACGTTTCTGCCTTTATTGCGATACGTAATATCCCCTTAATTTACACCCGCTTTGTCTGCGAGGTGGGGTTATGAAATCCATGGATAAGTTAACAACGGGTGTCGCCTATGGCACCTCAGCAGGTAGTGCCGGTTACTGGTTTTTACAGCTGCTCGATAAAGTCACGCCCTCACAGTGGGCAGCAATAGGTGTGCTGGGTAGCCTGGTATTTGGCCTGCTGACGTACCTGACAAACCTTTATTTCAAGATTAAAGAAGATAAGCGCAAGGCTGCGAGAGGTGAATAATGCCTCCATCATTACGAAAAGCCGTTGCTGCTGCTATTGGTGGCGGAGCAATTGCTATAGCATCAGTGTTAATCACTGGCCCAAGTGGTAACGATGGTCTGGAAGGTGTCAGCTACATACCATACAAAGATATTGTTGGTGTATGGACTGTATGTCACGGGCATACAGGAAAAGACATCATGCTCGGTAAAACGTATACCAAAGCAGAATGCAAAGCCCTCCTGAATAAAGACCTTGCCACGGTCGCCAGACAAATTAACCCGTACATCAAAGTCGATATACCGGAAACAATGCGCGGCGCTCTTTACTCATTCGTTTACAACGTGGGTGCTGGCAATTTCAGAACATCGACGCTTCTTCGCAAAATAAACCAGGGCGATATCAAAGGCGCATGTGATCAGCTACGTCGCTGGACATATGCTGGCGGTAAGCAATGGAAAGGTCTCATGACTCGTCGTGAGATTGAGCGTGAAATCTGTTTGTGGGGTCAGCAATGAACAGAGTAACCGCGATTATCTCCGCTCTGGTTATCTGCATCATCGTCTGCCTGTCATGGGCTGTTAATCATTACCGTGATAACGCCATTACCTACAAAGCCCAGCGCGACAAAAATGCCAGAGAACTGAAGCTGGCGAACGCGGCAATTACTGACATGCAGATGCGTCAGCGTGATGTTGCTGCGCTCGATGCAAAATACACGAAGGAGTTAGCTGATGCGAAAGCTGAAAATGATGCTCTGCGTGATGATGTTGCCGCTGGTCGTCGTCGGTTGCACATCAAAGCAGTCTGTCAGTCAGTGCGTGAAGCCACCACCGCCTCCGGCGTGGATAATGCAGCCTCCCCCCGACTGGCAGACACCGCTGAACGGGATTATTTCACCCTCAGAGAGAGGCTGATCACTATGCAAAAACAACTGGAAGGAACCCAGAAGTATATTAATGAGCAGTGCAGATAG